TGTAGGTAACCTTCCCAAGAATAAAGCGGAACAATATCTACGTGAGGTAATGGGTCGTTACAGGAACAAACTTGTATACGATGCAAACACTGGTGAGATAAAGGATGACAAGAAGTTTATGTCTATGCTTGAGGACTTCTGGTTACCTAGAAGAGAAGGTGGAAGAGGAACTGAGATTACTACATTACCTGGTGGTCAGAACCTTGGAGAACTAGAAGACGTTAAGTACTTCCAGAAGAAATTATACAAATCTCTCAACGTTCCTAACTCTAGACTAGAGACAGAGACTACATTTAACATTGGTCGTGCTGCTGAGATCACAAGAGATGAGGTTAAGTTCCAGAAGTTTGTCGCAAGATTGCGTAAGAGATTTGGTGAATTATTCATAGACCTTCTTAAAACTCAATTAGTTTTAAAAGGTATTGTTTCCATTGAAGAATGGGAAGAGATGAAGGAACATGTTCAATTCGATTATGTTGCTGATAACTACTTCACTGAACTCAAAGAGATTGAAATCCGCAATGAGAGACTTAATGAAGTTGCTCAAATGGATCCTTATGTAGGTAAGTATTTCTCTGCTGAGTATATCCGTCGTCAGGTTCTTAAACAGACTGATGTTGAGATACAAGAAATTGATAAACAGATTGAACAGGAAATTAATGACGGAAAAATTATGGATCCTATGGCAATGCAAGCTCTAGAGATGGGTATTGGCGAGGAAGATCCTATGGCTGCTGAGGGTGGTGCTGCACCGCCTGCGAATGGAGGTTCGACAGCGGACCCAAAGTCTAGTATTTCTTCGGGTGACTCGAAGAGAGCTGAATTCTGATAAATAAAAGAAAAGTGGGATTATTATGCCTAGTGAAATAGCACAAACAATTGTGAATCATATCTTTAGTGATGAAAAAGCGAAAGCAATTGATGCATCTAAAGACGCATTTACCGCATCTGCTTATGATGCTGTTGAAGCAAAGAAACTTGAATTTGCAAAAGAGTGGGGATTCGATCCAAATGCAACTGGACAAAAGGATGCTGACGACATAGCAAACAAAATTAATGATGGTCAAGAAGCTCCAGAACTATCACCTACTGCTGGTGAAATTGCTCAACAGGAAACTGACGAGCCTAAGTTCAAAGATATTCAAGACTTAACCCCAGAGGAACAACCTGATGTACCTGCATCATGGAAATCCAAACCCACTGAAGAACAACCTGTAGAGGAACCAAAAAATGAGACTGATAGCTGAAGAAATAACCGAAGTTAATTTTATAGCTGAGGAGAAAGAAGGTAAAAAGTCACACTTTATTGAAGGTGTCTTCCTTCAGGCTGAGATAGCAAATAAGAATGGTCGCAAGTATCCATTCAGAACACTTGAACGTGAAGTTGCTAAATATGATGAGGCACACATTCGCAAGGGTCGTGCTCTCGGTGAGTTAGGACATCCAGATGGACCTTCCATCAATCTGGATAAAGTATCTCACAAAATAGAATCTCTTAAAGCAGAAGGTAATAATTTTATTGGACGTGCAAAGATTCTTGATACACCTAACGGGAGGATTGCAAAATCTCTTCTTGATGAGGGTGTAAAACTTGGAGTCTCTAGTCGTGGTATGGGTTCTCTTAAACAACAAGAGGGATGTAACGTAGTACAAGATGACTTTATGCTTGCAACTGCTGCTGATATAGTAGCAGATCCATCAGCACCCGATGCTTTTGTTGATGGAATTATGGAAGGAAAAGAATGGGTTTGGGATAATGGCATACTTAAAGAGGCTGCTATTGCTCAAATGAAGCAAGAAATTGATAAAGCAACTCTAATAAACTTACAAGAACGGAAGGTTTCCGCATTCAGTCAGTTTTTGCAGAGTTTATAATTTATAAATAAATAAAGACAACGCAATGTTAATCGGAGTTTAAAGAAATGTCTGAGACCTCTACTAAAGAGATTGATAATATGGAGCAAGTGAGCGAAGACGCAGCTACTGGTTCTACAGCAATCAAGAAAGGTGCAACCGCAGGAGAAAAGATCGATACTTCTGGGGCAAAACATACTAATATCGGTGGATCTGATAGTAAGTCAGAAGAAGGTGCTAAGGGTACGAAAAACCTTGGGGCATCTGCTGCTGGTTCTACTTCAGTTGAAGGAGATAAGTCTATTAAGACGAAATCTTCTGACGCAGGTACTGGTAACGTAAGTGCTGGATTGTCTGGTAAAATCTTTGATGACGTGGAGGCAAAAGATGGCGAAGAAACCATCCAAGAAGAAACCCCTGAAGCCAAGTACGACTTTAGTGAAGATGTTGACGCTCTTGTCTCTGGTGAAGAGCTGAGCGAAGAGTTCAAAGAGAGAGCAAAAACAATCTTTGAAGCAGTCGTTACTGATAGGGTAAACACCGAAATTACAGCGTTGCAAGAAAGTTTTGAACAGACTCTAACTGAAGAAGTAGAGAAAATCAAAACAGAATTGGCCGAGAAGGTAGATGATTATCTGTCCTACGCTGCTGAGACCTGGTTAAAAGAGAATTCTCTTGAGGTTGAGCATGGCGTGAGAGTAGAAATGGCAGAATCATTCTTCGATGGCCTTAAAAAGCTATTCGTGGAACAGAACTTTACTGTACCCGAAGACAAATTCAACCTACTTGACGGTATGGCTGAAGAGTTAAATGATATGGAGACTAAGCTCAACGAACAGATCGACTCTAATGTATCTTTGAATAAGAGGATTGGAGAGTTTGTTAAAATGGAAATTGTGAACGAATGTGCAACTGGACTTGCTGAGACCCAAAAGGAAAAGCTTGTTTCATTAGCAGAGGGTGTTGAGTTTGAAACTGAAGCAGATTTTCGTAAGAAAGTCGAAACTATCAAGGAGTCATACTTCACTAGGAAGGCTGAAGTCGTTGCAGAAGCAAAGACTGACCCCACCGAAGAAGCAACTGCACCATTGGTAGAGGATACAACAAGTGGCACAATGTCTAAGTACGTTGATGCACTATCACGTTGGTCTAATTAATTAATCAAACTACTTTAAAAGGAAAATAACTAATGTCTAACATTAAACAACTCCAGGAGAAGTGGGCACCCGTTTTGAATCACGATTCAGTTCCTGAGATCGAAGATTCCTATAAAAAAGGCGTTGTCGCACAACTTCTAGAGAACCAAGAAAAAGCACAGATAGAAGAGGGTCATGTTCTTAACGAAACTCTTCAAACTGTAGGCACAGGAGGATACGGTGCTGACTCAACTGCAACAGGTCCTGTTGCTGGTTTCGACCCAGTTCTTATCTCTCTTATCCGTCGTTCAATGCCTAAGCTAATTGCTTATGACATTGCTGGTGTTCAACCAATGACAGGTCCAACAGGACTTATCTTTGCGATGAGAACCAACTACGGTACAGAAAGAGATGCTACGGATGCAGCATACAGAGAGGCATTCTTCAATGAGCCTAACGCTGGTTTCTCAGGTGGCCCAGGTAATCGTCTTGCTGACTATGATCCTAGTGCTTCTGATGCAACTAACGACGCTCAAGGTAACAACCCTTCTGTTCTAAACGACTCTTCACCAGGAACTTACGAGTTAACAGGTGATGCTCAAGGCATGGCAACAACCACTGCTGAAG